TCAATTGCGCCCGCTGAGCCGGGCCTTGACCTCGCGCCACTCCGCGATGGCGGCAAAGACGCGGGCCAGGCAGCGGCAGTAGTCGGGATCGTCCAACGGCGGCTCCGGCGGCAAATCCTCGCGCGCCGCAAGCGCCATCAGCGAGCCGTTCCCCCAAGCCGGATGCGCCCGGCCAAACCGCTTACGATAGGCATCGGCCGCCTCGGCGCGGGCCATCAGCCGCGCCAGCGCGAATGGGCGTTCGGCGGGCGGACGCGCATGAAGCGCGCGCGCGGCGCACACGGCGTCGCCATGCAGAACCGGGCGCATCGGCTCAGACCGTGCCCGGTAAGCCGAGTTCGGCGTAGTGCAGCGCGAGCCGCACGGTGCCGACCGTGAACGTGCCCCCTTCGGGGGTCAGGGTAAGAGGCGTTGGCCCGTAATAGGTCATCGGGCTGCCAAGCACGCCATGCGCATAGGAGTTGAGGTCCAGGCCCAGGCCGGCGCCGAAGCGGTTTTCAGCGCCCTCGATGCCGAGGCTCCAGGCCGAAAGCGTGCCGGTGATCGGGTCGACGACCCGCGCGGTCACACCGAAAAGCATGGCGTGGGACGGAATCATCTCCGCCGTCGGCTGCGCGCCGCCCGGCAGGATAACATGCTCGAATTCCAACACCCGGGGCGCGAAGACCGCCCCGGAAGGCGAGATCGCCCCCACGTGCGGCACAGGCCGCCAACCGCTGCCGTCATGGCGCATTTCCGCGCCCCGGTCGGCGACCCAGGCCCGCCAGCCGTCCTGCGGCGTGGCGAAGAGCCAGCCCCCATTATCGGCGATCGCGATACGTCCCGTACGCCCCGTCCAGTCACCGGACGCCCCGGCGGCCACGCCGAAGGCCAGCCCGTCCGGGGCCCCAAGCGGTGGTACGGACAGGCTCACGCTTTCAAGCCTGAGCTGGACCAGCGCGTCGAGCCGGACCAGCGCCTCGTTCACGGTCACGTGTTTCTGTGCCTGGGCGGCCTGCACCAGCGGCAGGGACAGGTTCGCGGTGTCACTCATCGATATCGATCCTCCGATAGGGTCCGGGTCCGAACTGGTCGGACAGTTGCGCCACCTCGAGCGCGACGGGGCCCGTCGCCCCGTCCGCCGCTCGCATCGACGCGGTGTATGTCCAGCAAGGCGCCTCCATCTGGGCCTCCCGCAGCACCGCATCGCCCGCACCGAGGACACGCAGGTGATAGGCCTCCCGCTCTTCGCCCAGCGGAACTTCAACCGAGGTCCAGCTGTCGCCGTCAATCCGGGTGCGGCGGATCCAGGTGACGGTCAGCCCGCCCGCGCCGTCCCGGCGCGCGCGCAGGTGTCCGGGCGCGTAGGGTCTAAGGCCGACCCCATCGAACCCAGCCACCCTGTGCGTATACGAGGCGTCGTCGTAGGGCCGCGAGCCCGGCCCGATGCGGTAGTGGCGGTCGAGTCCCCGCGCGGCAAGCGACAAGCGAATCTGCCCGACCCGCCCGTCAAGCAGCACGAAACGGCTGCCCTCGGGCCAGAGCACGGGCATTGTGCCGTCGGTGCCCGCCTGCCCCCGCACCCGCAACCGCAGGTCATAGGTGAGCGGCGCGACCAGTTCGGCCTCGGCGAATTGGAAGACCTCCCAGTTGGCCGCGCTGCCGTCCCCGATGGCTGCCGCATTGGCACCGGCAAGCAACTCGGCCTCCCCCACCGAAGAGAGCGCCCCATCCGACAGCCTGACCCGCAGGGCAGGGCCGCGATCCCAACGGGCGGGTTCGGCGGCGGCGAGCGGGTTTTCGGTCACGCCGATCACCGCGGCCTGTCCGATCAGCGTGTTCATCGCGTAGCCAGCGTCACTGACGGCGGAATAGACGGCCACGCTTCCGGGCCAGGGCTTGGCCGAGATCGCAAGATGAGGGGCGTGCGGCACCTCTTCGCCGGTCAACAACGGCAGGTCGAGGAATTCCGCATGCACCGGCACCGGCGCGACGAAGGCGGGTTGGGGCACAGGCGCCGCATCGCGATTCGGCGGCGGATAAATCCCGCGCTCCACCCGTACCGCCTCGATCTCGCGCAGGCCGGCTAGGTGGACCCGGTCAATGCGGAAATCCCCGTCGGGCAGGCGCAGGACGTCGCCTGCGCCGAGCCCCAGCGTCGAGGGCGGGAGCGACAGCCGAGCGCGGTCGCGAGCGACCCCTGCCTCGGCCAGCCAGCGCTCGACAACGGCCTGCCCCTCGCCGCCCGTCAGCACCAGCGGCAGTTCGCTCGCCGAGACCGTACGGCTTTCCTCGTCGGGCAGGATTGCCTCGGCGGCGCGCGTCTCGTAGGCGCCATCCGATTCCACGAAGCTCAGACGCACCCGGCCGGCCGTTTCTGCCTCGGGGCTGCGGATCAGTTCGATATCGCCGCCCTTGCCATCCCCCACGGCGATATCGCCGGGATGGATCTCGGTCCGAGGACGACCATCTCGATTGAAGAAGACCAGTCGCCCCTCCCGCTCGGCCGCCTCCGCGCCATAGGCAAGCATCAGCGGCTGAAGGGCGGCGCGCGCACCATCGATCTCGCTGACCGCATAGCCGCGCACCAAGCCGTACAGCCCCCTTACGTCGGGATCGGCGACACCTGACGCAAGACAGATGTCACGAACTACAGCATCCAGTGCCTGCGCCGAAGCGCGTCCATTCAACCAATGCCCGCAGTCATAATTATCGCCATCGGCCCAGAGTTCCCGGTTCCCAGGAAAGCTCGGAAAGGGTCGTGCGTCCCAGGCCCAGGCATGGGCGCGCGACAGGTCGACCATCGGACCGCCATAAACATCCGAAACCGGGTTGTTACCGGGGGCGGCCCAATAGGTCAGCATCGCCCGCAGGTACTGCCGTTGGATCAGGTCGTCGCGCCCGCCGGTGGAGTAAGGAGGCAAGGCGGTCTCGGACGATTTCGGGTCGCTGAACAGGTTCGGAGCATTGGTTCCCTTGTCGACCGCCGCGCAGCCGAACTCGGTGAACCAGATCGGCTTGGACCGCGGCATCCAGGGGGTCGGACTTTCCAGGCGCAGGCCGTCCACGCGGTCATGGTGCGGATTGGTCCACCAGTTGCGGATGTCCTTGTAGCGCCATACCCAAGGCTCGCCATGGGCGCCGTCTGTGATCGGCACGCGGCTCTGCGCGTCGCGGGCCTGCGGACGGGGGTATTACCAGTCGAAGCCCTCGCCGCCCTCGATATTTGCCTTGAGATAGTCCAGAGCATGGATCGCGCCCCAGTCGGCATCCGCATGCGCCTCGCCCTCGCGCCAATCCGACAGCGGCATGTAATTGTCGATGCCGACGAAATCGATGTTGGGGTCGGCCCAAAGCGGATCGAGATGGAAGAAAACGTCGCCCGGTGCGTCGGAGGGGTGATAGCCGAAATACTCGCTCCAGTCCGCGGCGTAGCCGATCTTCGAATCCGGCAGCACGCTACGTATATCGGCCGCCAGAGCGCGCAGCGCCTCGACTGCCGGAAATGTGTTGCCGAGACCCCGTATTGTGGTGATTCCACGCAGTTCCGACCCGATGCAGAACGCCTCCACGCCACCGGCCGCGGCGCAAAGATGCGCGTAGTGCAGAATGAAGCGGCGATAGCTCCACCCGTCGATTCCGGTGAAGCGCACGGTCTCCCCATCGAAGGTGAAATCGTCGGGATGCGCCGTGCCGAAGAACGCAGCGACCTCGTTTGCAGCGGTCTCGGTGCGATCGGGCGACAGGGGATGTCCCGGCGCGTGCGACAGCGTCATCCGGCCACGCCAGGGCAGGTGCGGCTGGCCCACCTCTCCCGTGTAGGGGTCGGTCAGCACGTTTTCGGACAACTGGTCCATCAGGATAAACGGGTAGAACACCGCCCCCTGCCCGCCGTTTCGCAGCGCTTCGATGGCCTCGATCACGCTTTGATCGGCCGGCGTGCCACCATAGATCGCACGCCCATCGATGCGGGGAACGACCTCTGCATCGGACCTCGACAGCCCCGCTACGCGCCAACGCATCGGCTTGCCTTCATGCGTGCCCTGCTCGACCTTCGGAGCAACCTGGGCCTCGCCCAAACGCAAGTCGCCCGAGAACCAACTGACCACCAATGACACGGAGCGCACGTTCGGCAACTCGCCGCGCAGGGTTTCAAGCGAGGAGGCGAAGTCGGTCCGACCGCTGGGGCTGTTCACGTTGGCAGACCGGGCCACGCCGGGCGCGTCCTCGAAATGCACCGGCGTCGTGGCGAGCGAATACTCCCCGGTGCCTGGGATCAGCGCGACCCCCCGCACAAGATGAGCAAGGTCCTCGGTCTCGCCCTTTGCCGCGCGCACCACCTCGAACGAGAATTGCGGCACGCGGTTGCCGAAGCGGCCGAGATCGAGGTCCTCAATCACCACGTATGACACACCCCGATATGCCGGCGCCTGTCCTGCGCCCTCGATCGCTTCGATCAACGGATCGGGCAACTGGTCCTCGCTGCCGCGATAGACCCTCATGTTCAGTTCGTCGGGTGCAATCTCGGTCCCGTCGGCCCAGATGCGCCCCACCCGCGCAACCTCACCCTCGCAGAGTGCAATGGCCAGGCTGACCGTATAGCTGTAGTCGCGCGTCTTGGGTTTTGAGGGCGCCCCCTTGCCGCCGCCCGATGTCGTAACCTGCTCGCGGAAGCGTGAGGCCCAGATGACCTGCCCTGACAGGCGCGACCTCCCCCAGAGCCGGATCAAGGGCATGCCTTCGCTCGCGCCCGACAGCCGGAAACGGTCGACCCGGCCGGTCTCGATGGCCTGCGAGCCGGTGCCCAGAAGCTGCTGGTCGATCACCCGGCCGATGGTCGCGCCGACGGCCCTACCTATCACCGCACTCGACAAGCCGAGCACGGAGCCACCGAGTGCCGAGCCCGCGGCCGCGCCAGCCGCCGACAAAACGATTGTCGCCATGCCTTACGTCCTTTCGGGAAATTCGAAGCGCGCCACGATGCGCCGCGCCCAAGGGGCTGAAAGCGGGCTCTCGACCACACCGTGGCCTTGGTAGGCGTGAATGAAGCTTGCCTGCGCGCCCGCACGCCCCTGCACGCCAAGATGCTTGGCCACGCCCGTATCGCGAAGGCGAAAGAGGATCACGTCACCGGGCGCGGCGTTCCCCACGGGCTTGTCGACGAGGTGGCGCTGGGCCGCCTCCCAGAGTGTTTCCTCGCCCTGTGGCTCAGACCAGTCCGGCGTATAGGGCGGGACCGCCTCGGGTTCCGTGCCGTAGAGAGCCCGCCAGACCCCGCGTAACAGCCCAAGGCAATCCGCCCCCGCGCCGATGCGCGAGCCCTGGTGGCGATAGGGCGTGCCGATCCACAGCCGCGCCTCCATGGCCACCCGGTTTCCAATCGCACTCATGATTTCAGGCTCCCGCCGTCATTCACTCCCGAACTCGTCGGATAGGTCATCAGCCAGTCCTCGCCCGGAATGTGGGGAAAGCCGCGGAAATTCTCGAAGTTGTTGAACTTCCAGCGGCAGGTGTCGGGGCGGCGATCGCACCCCGCGACCAGCCGCACCGTATCGCCGGCAGACAACGGCCCGCGGATAGAAGACCAGAGCTCGACGATGCGGACCCCGTTCTCTTCGCGGTCGGACTTGATCGTGCCCGAGAGACCAGCCGCCGGCCCCGACAACACCTCGAGACGGCCATGTTCGAACCAGCGGGTCTGCAATCCGGCCAACTCCTCGAACCGGAAGATGCGCCGGCTTTCCACCGCATCCGGCACAAGATCGGCGGAAAACCCCGGCTGGGAAGTATCGAAGCCGCAGGCGGCATCGCCAAGAACCGCACCACAGGGTGCCTGGTAAACGCGGCCCTGGGGCTGGTTCAGCACCTCGGCCTGTCCTCGCAGTTCCGCCTCGAATGCCCCGGCCGAGCGGGTAATCTCATCCAGCGATCCGTCGAAGAGCGCCACGCGCTGGGCGACGTCCGTCCAGTTCACCAGCCAGATACGCAGGTGGGCCCCGTCATAGTGGCCCGCGGCCACGTCGTCCTCGCTGATGGCCTCGGAACTGAGCGCACCGACCGCGGCCGAGTTGTCGACCGAAAGCCCGGTGGTCTGGCTGAGCGCCTTGGCGCTCATGCCCGTCTCGGCACGAAAGGTGATGCCCTCGAAGGCAAGGTCACAGTCATGGTCGGTGAAACCCAGCACCACCCCATCGCGCCGGGTAATTGCCCAGGCCCGCGTCAGGGTCGTGGCACCGCCGGTAAGGTGGCTTTGGAATGCCTCGGGAATCGCCATCAGACCCGCACCTCCACGACGGGCACAGAGGGCACTTCACCCGCGCGAAAGCTCGCGACCGAGGTGTGGATGCGATCGGTATCGAAACGCACCGGGACGTCGAACTCGAAACCGGCCGTGACCGCCGCGCCCAGCTTTGGCGCGGCCTGAAGGGTGACCATGCCGGCGGCGGTATCAACCTCGAACCCGCCCCCTTCGACAAGTTCCGCGCCGTCGACTGCCACCTTCACCGTGCCCGCTACCGGCTTGGCGATCGGACGCCGGTAGGAATGGTCACCCGAGACATAGGTCTTCGCCAGTTGGAACTCTGCCGTCGCCCCGTCGCCGTGACCGATCGTCTGGTCGGCCGCTCCCGGCGCGTGCGAGGGCAGGCAGGACTTGTAGTCGGACCAGTCCCTCCAGCGGAACCCATAAAGCTGGCCGCGCCGCGCCTCGAAGAACGCGATCAGCGCCTCGACATCGTCGAGCGAGCGCATCGCGGCGCCCGCATCATACCGGCGCCGCGCATGCTCCCAAGGCGTGTTCCGCTCCTCGAACCCGTTGGCCAGCGCCACGATCTCGGTCCGCCGCTCCGGCCCGCCAAGCGAGCCGAAACTGAGATTTGCCGGAAACCGGATTTCGTGAAATGACATTTGCCCTCCTCCTCGTTACCGATTGCGTTGCCCGCGCGCGATCAGCCGGCTCATTTCGGAGGCGACCTGGCTCTGGCTTCGGGCAAAACCCTGCAAGTCCGGCGTCGTGATGTTCATCACCACCTGCACGGGCCGCCCGCCGCCCTCGCTCCGAACACCGAGCCGACCATCCGCCCCGCGCGAAAGCGGCAAGATTGCCTCGGGGCCCGCCTCGCCCATCAGCCCGGTCGCGCCGCGCATTGGAAAATACGTGGCCTGGTCAACGACCCCTCCCGTCGCGAAGGGGATGACTTGGCCCTGCGTAAAGGCACCGCCCTTGCCGAACGGCAGGGCGGCGTTCACCAACCCCTCGATCCCGCCCGCGATCAAACCGCCCAACTGGTTCTGCACCGGCTTGATCGCGGCGGAGTAGGTCGCATTCACGATAGAATTGGCGACCGTTTTCAACGCGTCCGACAGCTTCATCCCGTCAAAGACGAGTCCGTCGAAGGCACTGCGCAACCCGCGGCCGATCGAACGCGAGAGCGCGCCTACCTCTCGGTTGGTCAGTGTCAGGCTCTCGCGCATGCGGACCAGTTCAAGCTCGAAGGCCGCGGCGGTGCCCCGAGCCCCGCCCAGCGTTGTTTCCAGTGCCTCGATCTGGTCCTCGAAGGCCTCATAATCCTCTGATTTGGCCATGGCCTGTCCTCAGTCCTCTTTGCGGTCGGGAAAGGCACGCGCGAGTTCTTCCATACGCGCGCGGGTCATCGGCGCCGGGCCGCCAACGGCCCCGAGCATCAGCATCAGTTCGGCCGGGGTCAGGCCCCAGAATTCCGCGGGCTTCAGCCCTAGCCCCCGGATGCCGGCCTGCATGAGCGTACCCCAGTCAAAGCCCGTCACGGGTGGTCTCCGGCAACGTAAAGGCGCGCGCGAGCAACTGCGCAGCCGCCTGCGCCGCCGCAATCGGACCGCCGGCGATATCGGCTTGCGCAAGATCGGTCGCCGAGCCCTCCCAGCCGCCACCGCGCAGCCCCGCCAGCAGAAGGGCAAGCACGTCACGGGTGGCGAACTCACCGTTCTCGTAACGTTCGATCAGCGCCACCAGCGTGTCAGCGCCGAGTGCGGCCTCGAGTTCGGCCAACGCCCCCAGCGTCAGCTTCATCACCCGGCGCTCGCCCTCGATAACCAGCGCCACTTCGCCTGCATGCGGATTGGTCATGGTCAGAACGCCGTGAAGCTGAGGACACCGGCGGAAGCGAGGGTAAGCTCATAGGTTGCCTCGCCATTGTGATTGCCGGAGTACTCCAGCGTGCCGACCTGAAAGAGCCCCTCGACCACGCCGAAATCGGGAATCACGAGCTGGAAGTTCGGAATCTCGGCATCGAAGAAAACCTGGCGTGCGCGGGCGTCGGTCTGTTCGTCTTTGAATACCCCAGACCCCGATATCTGCGCGGATTTCACGCCCGCGCCGCCAAGCAACTCACGCCAGCCGCCCTGGCTTTCCATGCTGGTCACATCGACCTGCTCCGCGTTGAAACTGATCCGCGTGGCCCTGAGCCCCGCGATGGTCTCGAACTGACCGGACCCGGTCATGTCGAGCTTTATCAGAAGGTCCTTGCCATACTGCGCCGTCATCTCGTGATCTCCGTTAGGTTCTTTTCAATCATCCGCAACCCGGGCCGCGAAGCGCAGGTCGATCCGGCGTTCGTCCTTGTCGCCGACCCGCTTGGCCCGGGCCCGGTCGAACCACAGCCCGACCAGCCGGCCCCGGCTAAGTGAAAGCGGCGCGCCCACCAGCGCGTCGGAAATCGCGCCCGCTGCCGCCTTGGCCTGGGCGAATCCCGCCTGCGCCGTCACCACCGAGATCGTCACGTGGTGAAGCGCGCCCGCCCCGGTCTTGTCCGAGGCATCGCGGGTCTCTTCGGGGCCGAGGCTGACATACGTGGCCGGCAACTCGCCCGCGGGCACCACATCGTAGATTGCGGTTCCCACCAGCGCTGCAAGCGCCGCATCGCCAGAAAGCCGCTGGTAGATCGCCGTCTGCAGCGCGGCCGCCGCACCGTAGCTCATGCCGGAACCTCCTCTTCGGCAAAGCAGGTCAGGTACTGTCCGCGCGCGTCCGCCTCGGTCACCGCGCGGATGTGAAACAGCCGCCCGCCCTCACGAAATCTCTGGCCGGGTGCGGGTCGGGATTCGGCCCCCTGCGGCGCACCTCGCACCACGATCCGGTAGGGCACACGCGCGAGCGTGAGTTCCTGACCCGAGCTCTCCCGGCCGGTGCGAGGCTTGATCTCGGCCCAGAGCACGCCCAGGGCCACCCAGGTTTCCCGAAAGCCGCCCGCACCATCGGGCGCCCGTTCCGGCGCCTCGAGAACCATCCGGCGATTCAGCTTTGGCGGCCGGCTCATGCTACGCCCCCGGTGCCAAGCCGAAGCCGACGCCAGCGTTCGATCAGCGCGAGCACACCGAAGGGCATTTGGCCGTCGCCGAACCCGGCCTCGTGGCGGTTCTCATGGTAATGGGCCGCAAGCAGGAAGACGGCTTGGCCGAGATCGGCGGGCAGGCCGTTCCAGTCGGCACCGAACCCGGCGTCGAAATCCACCTCCGCCGTTCCGCCCGTCGGAATCGTGGGTAGCGTCAATCCGACCGATGCGAGCCGTGGGACATGCGTATCACGCTCCAGCCGGTAACTCGCGGGGTCACACACGCAGGTGGTGCCGTTTCGGTCGCCCAGACGCAGCGCGGTGATTGCGCGGACCGGCGCCACTGGCAACGGCTCCCGCGCTCCGTCGCGCCAGGCGCTCAGAGTCCAGGTGAAGCTTCGCAAAAGCAGCGCCTTGGCGGTGCGCGCCTCAATCGCAGCGATTGCCGCGCTCAGAAACGCACGCAAGAGCGAGTCCTGCGCGTCGTCGTCGGTGAAACCCGTGCCGAGGCGCAAATGCGCCTTGAAACGCTCCAGCGGCAGTGCCTCGGGAGGCACCGTCGTCTGCTCGATCAGCATCATCTCGTCATCTCTCCGCTAGGCCCCCGCGCATCACGGTGACGCGCGCCGGTCCGCCCCGCCCCGACGGAGGGAACAGTTGGACAGGCCGGCGGCTCCCGGCGCGCGCCCGGCCGCCCCCGGGATCACCCGGGGACGACGTCTCGGTCAGGACCTCAGGAGGCCGCGAATTTCAGCAGCTTGATCGCGGCAAAGTCGCTCACGTCGCCGCCCACGCGCTTGGTGGCGTAGAACAGGACATGCGGCTTGGCCGAGAACGGGTCGCGAAGCACGCGCAGGTCAGGACGCTCGGCGACGGTGTAACCGGCTTGAAAGTTGCCGAAGGCGATCGCCGCGGCGTCGGGCGCGATGTCCGGCATGTCCTCGGCAATGAGTACGGGATAGCCCAGCAGACGCGCCGGTTCGCCCGCCGCCAGCCCGTCCGCCCACAGGAACCGGCCGTCGGAATCCTTCATCTTGCGCACGGCGCCGGCGGTACGCGAATTCATGACAAGGCTGGCGCCCGCGCGGTATTCCGCGCCCAGCGAGTAGACGAGGTCGAGGATGGCGTCCGACGGCGCCACCGCGTCGAAATCGCCATCGCTGCCGGTCGGGACATAGCCGAGGCTGCCCCAGGACCAAGCAGCTTCGGCAACCTGCGGGTGGCTGAGAAAGCCCATCGGCTTGTCGACACCGTCCCCTGCCACGAAGGCCGCCGCCTCGGCGCGGGCGAACTTGTCGGCGATGCGCGACGCCAGCCATGCCTCGATGTCGAAGGCCGAGTCGTCCAGAAGCCGCTGGCTGGCCTTCGGCATCGCCGAAAGCTCGTGCAGTGGAATCGAGACGCGCTCGATCTGGGGCGTGTCGGTCTCGACTTGGGTGGCGGTTTCGCTGGACCAACCCGACCCGATATCCGAATGGTCCACCAACACGTCGTAGGACGTGGACTCGACGGTAACGACCTGCGCGATCGACCGGATCGAGGCAGTCGATTGCAGCACCGACTTGATCGTGTCCGAGGTCCCGGGATCGACGAGATAGCCGCCGTCGGCCGCGACCGAGGTGCCCAGCGCCTTGCCCTCCATTTCGAGCCCCCGCAGCCCGTCATCGTCGCCGTTGCGCAGGTAGGCCGCGAAGGCCTTTTTGTGCGGCGCGTCGACATCGGCGGCGCGGGACAGCGCAGGACGGCCCGCGGCAGCGTTCATTTGCGATTTACGGTCCAGCATGGTCAGTCGCTCTTCCTGTTGTTGCAGTTTCGATTTCACATCGGCCTGGAACTCCCGGAAATCGCCCAGAAAGGAGTTCAGCGCCTGTTTCACTTCCGCCGCCGGGGCCTGGTGCCCGCCGGACTTGGTCTCGGTCTCGATCATCTCGTCTGTCCTTCTTGAGATCGGTCCTCGCGGCCTTCGGCGATCAGCCCTCGGCCAGAATGTGACGGGCGCCCGCGAAGGCCTCCGCCAAGTCGCGCATCAGCGCCTCGGCGGGTTCTTCCGCCTTGCCGCCCACCCGCGCATCGGCAAGCATCGGAAAGGTCACCAGCGACACTTCCCAGAGTTCGAGCTCCGACAGGAGCCTTCGCCCGCTTGCATCTCTCTCGGCACGCTTGGTGCGATAGCCGATCGACAGTCCGTCGATCGCACCGGCCGCGATCAGCGCGGCCGCCTCCCGGGCCCGCGCCACGTCGGTCAGCAGGCGGCCCTTCACGTACAGGCCCTTGCCGTCTTCGCGTACCTCGTCCCAGATTCCGATGGGTTCGCCCGGATCGTGCTGCCAAAGCATCTTGACCCGCCGACCCTCGGCCAGCATCCGCGTCAGGCAACTGGCATAGGCGCCGGCCTGCACGATGTCGCCGCCATGGTCGATCGCGCCGAAGAGCGAGGCATAGCCCTCGATCGTCGCGCCGTCGTTCAAAGCAAGCGGCGCCTCCGGCGGGCAGAACTTGCGCTCGAGCCCGATGTCCCAGTCATATGCGTTCATGCGAACTCCCCTTTCACGGCGCCGACGTCAGGAGCGACGCCACGCCTTCCGTCAAGATCACCGCCACGACCCCGTAGACGGTCAGCCACAATCGTCGTTCCAGCCGTTCGAGCGCCGTCTCGATCCGGACCAGGCGAAACTCGAGCGCCGTCCAGCGCTCCTCCCAGACCCGCTCGTTGGCATCGATCCGAGCATTCGCAACTTCGAAGGGCGCATAGAGAAACCGGGAACCCGACCTTTCGGTCGGGGGTTTCATGCGCCCTCCGGCCGCTTCGGCAGGCCCAGAAGGGCGCGTTTCTCATCCTCCGTGAGGAAATCTGCGGCGGCGACCCGGTTCCACTGCGCTTCCCGCTCGGCGGCGAGTGCCGGCACCTTGTCGAGATCGGGCGCCAGGTTGACCGCCTCGCCGGAATGGCGCGACAGGAAATCGGCCACCGTGCCGGCGACCTTGGCCACCAACGGCAACACGGTCAGCCGGTAAAATGCCCGGTTGGCTTCCTGGTAGTTGGCATAGGTCGCGTCGCCCGGGATCCCTAAGAGCATTGGTGGCACTCCGAACGCCGTCGCAATTTCGCGCGCCGCCGCTTCCTTGGTCTTCTGAAACTCCATGTCCGAGGGCGAGAACCCCATCGGCTTCCAATCAAGCCCACCTTCCAGAAGCATCGGCCGCCCGGCATTGGCCGCGCCCTGGTGATGGGCCAGCATCTCGTCCTGCAGTCTTGCATATTGCTCGTCACTGAGGGACTGACCGGCATCGGTCCCCCGGTAGACGATCGCGCCCGAAGGCCGCGCCGCGTTGTCGAGCAGTGCCTTGGACCAGCGCGAAGCCGCGTTGTGCACATCGAGCGCGGTCGCCGCCGCCTGCATCGGCGAAAGGCCGTAATGGTCATCCTGCGGATGAAAGCTCTTGATATGGCAGATCGGCGGCGCGGCTACGGTCATGTCGAACCGGTGCTTTCGGCCGCCGACCGCGTACTCGTAGGCCACGGGCCAGCCGTCGCGCCCCGGCACCAGATGCATCCGGTCGGAGCGCAGCACGTGCAACTCAAGTGGCAGGTCCTCGCCCGCACCCACGGCCTCGAGATACCCGTTGCCCGACAACACAAGCTGGCCGTATAGCGCCTCGAACAGCTCGGCCCGGCCTTGGGCGGGATTGGGCCGCGCAACCAGGTTGAGCAGCGGGTGCGCTTCATACCGGCGCGCCGCATCCTGGCAGACGAGCGGGAGGGCGGCGGCGGCCTCGGCGATCAGCTTGACCGCGCGGAACCCCACCGGGTTGCCGGTGAAGCCATTGCGCGTCAACGAAACCGTATCGCGCGGGCTCCAGGCCACGCGGCCTGCGCCGGCCCAGGCGATAACGGGTCCGGAGGCCGAGGCCTTGGACTCGGGAACGGTCTTTTCCGCACGTCGGAAGATGTCGAATTTCATGGGCAAAGCTCCTCCGGTTTCGCTGTCGCCGCCCGTCCAAGGGCCCAACAAGAAGGCCCGGACCCCGGATGTGCCGGGGCCGGGCCTTCTGAGGTTCAGTGGCCGCGCGCGTCGCGACCGTCGTGTGCTTACAGGCTCCGCACCCGCGGACGCCGCCAATGCGCGGCCGGGGCGATCATCAGTTCGTGGATCGCCCAGACCAAAGCGTCCACGCGGTCGGGACTGCCGGGCGCATCGTAGCCCCGCGCGGTCAGCCGGCACATTTGGTCCTCCAGCGCGTCGAGCCCGCGAAGGTGTTTCACCCGGCCCTGCTCATACAGCGCGGCTACCGGCTCGGCCCGCGCCGCTTTGCCCCGCGAGGCATGCAACGCGCGGAACGGGATCAGCGGGTCGAGTTGGCGTATGACCGTTTCGACGAGATCGCCGCCCTGGTTAACCTCGGCCACCAGCCGGTCGGCCCCGTGACGTTCCATTGCATCGATCGCGGCCTGCGCCCAAACCGTCGGCGCCACGCCCGAAAGGCTTGCATCCTCAAGCACCACCGCGCCCCAGTTCTGCGGCGGCCCCTTGGTCACGGCTCCTGCGACCACGAGTCCACACTCGTCCGAGCCGGCATGCCCCGAAACCGGCGGGTCAACCGCGACCACGATCCGGTCCAAAGCCGGCGCGTTGTCGATCCGCGCGCCCTCCAGCGTTGCGAGCGACCAGAGCGCGCCCTCGGACTCCTCTAGCAATATCCCGTCAAGCTCCTGCCGCCCGAGCCGCGTGCCGGAATAGCGCGCCCGCACCGCCTCGAGGAACGAGGCCGCGAGGTTTGCCCGGTTCGCCTCGGTCTGCGCGTGGGTCACCACCGTCGTCGGATTGGCCAAGATCGATCTCAGAATCCCAAGGTTGCGCGGCGTCGTCGTGATGCATTGCCGCGGCGACGGCCCGAGCCTGAGCCCGAATTGCAGCATGTCCCACGTCTGTTCCGCCTTCTTCCACTTTGCCAGTTCATCAGCCCAGGCCGCGTCGAACTGTGGGCCCCTCAGCCTCTCCGGGTCATGCGCCGAAAAGGTCTGCGCGATTGCCCCGTTCGGCCAGATAAGCCGGTGCCGCGTCGCTTCCCAGCGCGGGCGACGGTCCGGCGGCGAGCAGGCCAGGAGCCCACTGTCGCCGAACACCATCACCTCACGGACCTGGTCGAGCGTCTCGCCGACCAGCGCGACGCGGCGCGACCGGCCGGGGTCGAGGGGGCGCGGCCCCTCGACCTCGGAGCGGACCCACTCCGCCCCCGCCCGCGTCTTGCCCGCGCCGCGGCCGCCCATAACAACCCAGGCCCGCCAGTCGTACTCGGGCGGTAATTGATGCGGCATCGCCCAGAACTCGAAGAGGAAGGGCAGCGCAAGCAATGCCCCGTTATCCAGGCTATTTAGAAAGGCCGTCTGGTCCTCGGGTGGTGCGCAGGCGACCCAGTCGGCTCCCGACCTCAACACGGGCCGCATCGAGGTCGAGGGCGTAGTCCCGCGTGGTTCCGGCTTCCTCCCTGAGACGCTTTTCAACTCTCAACCTCTCGTCGAACGCGGTCTGGGCCGCCTTGCCGAGATCGATCAGCGCTCCCCGAAGCGCACGGGCGCGCTCGGTCTTGCCGGCCTCGACCTCATCGATGATTTCGTACAGCGCACGAATCGTGCGCCGGAAATGCTCCTCGGCTTCCTCAAGCACCGCCCGAGCCGCCGCTTCGCCCGCTTCCGGGGCCGTTATCGTCGCCAT